CGGAGACGTGGACCCCTCTAGCTTCGACGGTTTTGTCACCGACAGACAGACTCTCAAACTACTTGCCGTAATGAATGTATTACGCGAGTGGGAGAGAGAAATGCCTGCTCAACTGATTGCTACGTTCTTGTACGTAGCCAGTCATAACGACTGTCCGAAATCAGATCTTGTCAAACCTATCGAGGAAGGTGGTCTCGGCTTTACCGAGGCTTCTGCATCCCGTAACACGGACTGCTTAGCCAAGATCCATCGTCTTCGTGATGAGGACGGCAAACGTCGTCAAGGTTTAGGACTAATCAAAAAGTATTCAGATCCTGAACGTGACGGACGTCTCAAGTTCCTCAAACTGACACCACAGGGAGAGGCACTTAACTGTCAACTTAAACAAATCCTTTATGGGTAAGTTAAAGACGTTCTCCCAGTGTATGAACTACACGTTGGAGAACCAGCCGAACTGGATGGAACGGTTCGATGAGGATGGCAATGAGGTTGGAGGCCGTAAGGCAGCCATCGTTAATTGCTCACACTTCATCAACATGTACGGAAGATCATTCCCTGTGGATAAGATCGACCAATCCATCATGCTTGCACTACGAGCACGTTCTAAGAAGGAACTTAATCACAGAGCTTCTACTTGGAACAAGATACTTTCAGCGGTACATACCGTTTTAAGTTTCTGTCATGCAACTGAGCAAGTAGCACATCCACCAAAGTTTCAACCAAGATCATTGCGCTTGCGTGAAGATGAATTCCAAGTGGATTTCTTCACCATGCAAGAGATGCATACGATGATTACACATGCACGCCATGTTTATTATCGGGATGATCTAGCAGATTTATTGTTAGGTGCTGCCATGACTGGCACACGCCAAAACGAACTTCTGCGTCTGAAGGTACGAGACATTGACTTCGATAAGAATCGAATCTATGTCGGTGGTCGTACTGACTTTGTAACCAAAGGTCGTAAGGCTGTATGGATTCCAATCATGGAACCCTTACTACCTGTTCTGCATGAACGTTGCAGGGATAACCCGCAATCAGCAAAAGTCTTTGGTGAAGATTGGCAAACACGTCACTGTGTTCGTTATCCATACGAACAAAACAGGGACGCATGTATGCCTGAGAACCGACGCTATGCGTACAAACAAGTACGACATACGTTCTGCACTGCAATGGCAGAAGCTGGTTATCCAACTGAGTACATCAGCGAATTAGCTGGTCACTCATCAATGGTTACAACCAAGCGATACATCGCAGCAGTAGGTAAGAAAAAACAAGAGATCATGGCTGACTTCTCCAAGAGAGTGAGCTTCATGACTCCGCACGATATGCAGCCAATGGCTGTCTAGGCGTGTCGTCAGACCCTCTTTGCTACCCTTTTCAAGGACCTGAACCGGTCTTCCACTCCAGCTAAATCGCTGAGATCCCTGCGGATGTGGTGGAAATGGTAGACACGCACGTTTGAGGGAGCACAGTACAAAACCGTACGTGAGTGCAAATGCCAGGGGTAACACCCTGGTTTTTTAATGAGGATTTAGTTCCACTACGGTAAATATCGTGCGAATTCGTTCGTGCGTTGAAAAAGTCCACACTCATCGCGTTATTACTTGGCAACAAAGGCAGAAATACAAGCTCAAGTTGATCTTGAGCGAGAGCAGATACGACAAGGACTCAAACGACTACACGACAACACCTACAAACTTCAAGAAAAAAGCTATGCCTCTGCAACTGTCTACGGGGTTACTTCTATTGAGCAGCTTCTGCCTCTTGTGGTCACACGTATTGAAAACACTAACCGCAGGATAAAAGAAGGTAAAACCGGCTATGCATTCAAAGAGATCAAGCAACACTTAGCTGATCTTGAACCTGAAGGTGCCGCGGCCATTGCTTGCAAGATCACTTTTGACAAAGTGTTCAGCCATAAGAAGTCAGCATCACTTGTACCAAACATCACTGATGCAATAGGTCAAGCAATTGAGAACGAGTGCATGATGCGTCATTACGAGAAGCATGTACCTGGATTGCTACACACCCTGAAGGAAAACTATTTCCACAGAGCAATCGGTACACAGCAGAAAGTCAAGGTCATCACCACACTGATGAATCGCCATGACGTAAACCATTGGAAATGTTGGGGACGTGCCAACAGAGTCATCCTCGGTACGTGGTTGATTGATTGCATCTGCGAAGAGAGCGGTTGGTTTCTACGTGACGTGAGGAGGCAAGGAAACAAGACACCTCAATACATCATCCCTTCACCTGAGTTCTTGAAGATCAAGGATGAGGTAATGGCTACTGCTGAATTGTTCAGCCCAATTGCATGGCCGATGCTGATCGAGCCAAATGATTGGAGCAATGAACGTCAAGGTGGATACCTCTTGAATGAGGTCATGCGCGGCTATCCAATGGTGCGTCGGGGCGATAGGACCCGTATACAGGGAGAAACACCAATTGCCTTTTTGAATCGTATTCAGAAGGTCGCATTCACTCTCAACACGTTCGTCGTTGATGTCGCTGAGACATTAATGGAACGACGTTATGAGGTCGGTAAGTTCATCCCTGTATGTGAGATGCCAATGCCACCTAAACCAGCCGACATAGACGACAACAGAGACTCTGAGATGTCTTATCGTCGTGCTGCTGCTGAGGCATACAACTACAACGCACAACAATTCAAGCGGTCATGTCGTACACGAATGACCATGAATGCTGTCAAGGTATTCAAAGATAAAGAGAAGTTCTTCAATCCTTGGAGCCTGGACTATCGCGGAAGAGCGTATCCAATTCCTACCTTTCTTACACCTCAAGATACAGACTTTGGTAAGTCATTACTTAAGTTTCATGAGCAGTCATTCATGACACCTGATGCACAAGGATGGTTAGCCTTCCAATGTGCAACAACATATGGTGGCTCGAAAGACACGATGAAAGAAAGACAAGATTGGGTAGTCAACAACTTAGATCTCATCACACGTGTAGCTACCGATCCAATTGGTAACTTGTGTGATTGGGAGAAAGCAGATGAGCCATGGCTTTTCTTAGCTAGTTGTGAGGAATACTTCCATACTTGTATTAGTTGTGATAGAAATTATACGAATCTTCCAGTTGCTGTAGACGCTACATGTAGTGGTTTACAAATCCTGTCTGGTTTAGCTAGGGATGCAAGTACAGCAAAGCTTGTCAATGTATTACCTAGTGATGAACCTCAAGATGCATACAAGGTTGTTGCCGAACAAGCTAAACCAAATGTACCTGAGTGTATTAAGCCACATATGGATAGGAAGACTACCAAAAAAACAGTTATGACTGTTCCATACAATGCAAAACCCTTCTCAAATCGTGGTTACATACGTGAAGCCTTGATTGAGAAAGGTGTTGAAGTTGATAAAGAGGATCTAACTGCAACTGTTAAAGCAGTAAGGGATGCAATGAATGTCATTGTTCCTGGTCCCATGAAAGTAATGGCATGGATTGAATCAGAAGTCGCAAAGGCTATTGACCGAGGTTGTGATCATCTGAAATGGTGTACACCGTCTGGGTTTGATGTCGTACAGAAGCTAATGAAGCCTGAGTGTCAGACACTTAAGCTTAAATTACTTGGTGACTGTAAGATCAAAGTAGCGATAGGAGAAAGTGCTGAGGTAGACAAACAGCATCATAAGAATGCAACTAGTCCTAATCTAATTCATTCACTTGATGCATCATTGTTACATCTATCAGCACTTAGATTCTCTGCTCCAATAGCACTTATACATGACTCAGTTTTATGTCGTGCTACTGACATGTCTGTCTTGTCAGACATCGTGCGTGAAACATACATGCACTTGTTTGCTGAACAAGATTACCTAACATCCTTTGCTCAACAGATCGGAGCAGAGACTGAACCACCAATCATTGGCACTCTTAAGCCGGAGTCAGTGATTTATTCCACCTATTTTTTTTGTTAATGGCTAGAAACACAATTGTTACACCTAACCCTGTCGTTCTTGAAGGGTTTCAAGCGGTAATGCAGCCAGGTAAATTTGGAGGTTATAACCTCAGAGCACTGGTTGATCAATCAATTATTGATCAGCTTGATAAAGAAAGGCCAGAACTATTGAAGTGGGCTGAATCTAAGTTGTCTAATCCTAAACGAGGTTTGCTTAAACTTGAACCTTGGGAAGAAGTAGAAGAAGGTAAGTATATCTTGAAATTTAATTGGAAAGAAGATAACAAGCCAGGTGTCGTCGATACTGAAGGATCACCTATTGTCGATACCGATACACCAATCTATTCAGGTTCATCGGTTAAGTTAGCTTTCTATCAAAGTCCGTATGTCTTACAAGATAAGGTTACGTATGGAACAAAAGTAAAGCTGCAAGGCATTCAGGTTATCTCGTTGTCAACTAAGGCTGGTGTTGATATCGGTGATTCTATTGAAGATATTGCTGGTGTCTTTGGTACAACGAAAGGTTATAAAGCAAATGAACCTTCTGTAGTTGCACCTCCTTCTGAAGAAGACGATCTTGATTTTTAGAGTATAGGGATTTTGATTAAATGTACGACCACTACATAAGTCGAGCATTTAACGAGGACGTAAACTCATTAACACATAATGGCATTTCGATCGGGACTAGAAGAAAAGGTTGCTGATCTAATGGTCGAGTTAGGAGTGAAGTATGAGTATGAGTCTACTAAGGTACCTTATACAATTATGCACAATTACACTCCTGATTTTGTATTGCCTAGCGGGATACTGCTGGAGTGCAAAGGCTATTGGGACAGTGGCGACAGACGAAAAATCAAGAATATTGTGCAGCAACATCCTGAATTAGATTTACGGATGATATTTCAAGCACCTTATAACACTATATCTAAGAAGTCTAAGACAACGTATGCCAAATACTGCGACAAGTTAGGCATACCTTGGGCTTCATTTACAAACATTCCAATTGATTGGTTCATCAATGAATGAGCAAGAGAATGAGTTCGTAGAGCATATTCCATGTCAACAGTGTGGTTCATCAGATGCAAATAGTTTGTACTCAGATGGACACACCTTTTGTTTCAGATGTCATACAAGAACGTATGGCGACAACACCCAATCCACACTCACCAAACACGTGCAAGATGTACAACTACGAGGTTCAGCCGGACGGTTGCAATCGAGAGGAATCTCACAAAAAACATGCGAACACTTTAAAACCTACAAAGATGGAGAGGTCTTACGCCACTATTATTTCGACAGCAATGGAAAAGTTGTCGGAGCAAAGGTAAGGACACAAGGTAAAGACTTTAAGTGTGAAGGTGAGGTCAAATCCCTATTTGGGATGCAGAACTACCGTCACAAAACAAGTAATAAGGATCAGAAGCTAATCATCGTAGAAGGAGAGATGGATGCAATGTCTGTCTGGGAAGCACAGCCAAATTGGGCTGTAGTTTCTATTCCAAATGGTGCTGCTGCTGCCAAGAAAGCCATTCAAAATAACTATGAATGGATCAATTACTACGACAAAGTTGTCCTGTTCTTTGATAACGACTCAGCAGGCAAGAAGGCTGCCAAAGACGCTGCTGGTGTACTACCACCTGGAAAGACTTTCATCGGCTTTCTAGAGGATTACAAGGATGCCTCAGACGCATTACAAGCTGGTGATACGGAAGCTATCATAGCTGTATGTAATTACGACCATACAAAGTATCAACCAGATGGGATTGTCGATGCAAAGACACTCCTTAACTTAATTACCACACCTTCACCACCTTCAGATCATGACTACCCATTCGAGGGTCTCAACAAGCTATTACACGGGATCCGATATGGAGAGCTTGTCACGCTTACTGCAGGCTCTGGCGTTGGGAAAAGTTCCATTCTCAGAGAAATATGTGCTGACCTTCTCAGCAAGGGAGAGCGGTGCGGTTACCTGGCACTTGAGGAATCAAATAGAAGAACAGCATTGGGACTCATGTCCGTCGCCGCTAGAAAATCTCTACACCTCGGAGAGCAACAACGAAGCGAGCTAACAGAGATCTTCGACAAGACAATAGCTAACTGGAACCTTCATTTATTTGATGGCTTTGGTAGCTATGACCCTGACCATATCTACAACCGCATTGAATATATGGCGGCTGGATTAGATACAAAGGTCATCTTCCTTGATCACCTATCGATCCTACTTAGTGGTCTTGAAGGGGACGAGCGTCGAATGATCGATACAACAATGACCAAACTTCGCTCTCTAGTTGAGCGCACAGGTGTATCACTTTTCTTGGTATGTCATACAACAACACCGCCTAATGGACAATCACATGAAGAGGGTGGCCGAGTGCAACTCAGAAGCCTTCGAGGCTCTAGAAGTATCGGTCAGCTTAGCGATGCAGTTATTGCACTCGAACGAGATCAGCAGAGTGGATCTGAACGAGATGGAACGACTGTGCGCGTCCTTAAAAACCGCTATTCAGGCGAAGTTGGCGAAGCATGTCTACTGAATTACGATCTCAATACTTGTAAATTTAATGAATCACCCATCGAAAAAGACTTCGACTCAGGCAATCCTTTTGAAGCCTAATCCTCCTACAACTGATGCTATTAAACGTGCTCAGTTTGTAGATAAAACCTATCATTGGCACAATGCTGGTATTCGACCTAGAAAGTGACGGTTTATTCAATGATGTTACCTGTATTCACTGTCTTGTCATCTACGACTCAGAAACTGATCAAACCCTTTGTTATAACGACCAAGGTAATGTTGAACCGATTAGTCGCGGTGTACAAGTACTTGAAGATGCAGAAGTTATTTGCGGACATAATGTCCTCGGCTACGACATACCTGTACTTCAGAAGATCTATCCGTGGTTCAAGCCCACCGCCTTGGTTGTAGATACATTACTTCTTTCACGTTTGTATCACACTAATTTATTAGACATTGATCGTGGTGAACCACATAAAGGTAAGTACAAAGGTAGGTTTGATCGAATGCCATCCCACATGTGGGGTAGACATAGTCTTGAAAGCTATGGATACAGACTAAAAGAATATAAGGGATCATTTGGTAAAGACTCTGACTGGAAAAGCTGGTCACAAGAAATGCAGGACTACTGCATACAAGATGTAAAAGTAACCACCAAACTATGCGACCACTTCCACAGCTACCTGAATGGGTCTTACTTGAACACGAAGTAGCAAAAATCCTTACTCAACAAGAAATACATGGATGGTACTTTGACACAATCGCTGCATGGAAACTTGCATCATCTCTCAGAAAAGAGCTTGAGCAAACTATTGCAGTACTACGCCACAGGCATCCTTGCGTTGCAGGACCGGAATTTACTCCTAAAAGAAATAACGGACCGGCTGGCTATATCAAAGACGCAACCTTCACTCGTTTAAAAGAAACAAACACCACATCACGCGACCATATCTCATGGATCCTGCAAACATTTCATGGCTGGAATCCCACCCAGAAGACACCTACTGGGAAAGCCATCATCGACGAAGTGACATTGACGGAGATCGCAGCCAGTACTCCTCCAGCAAAGGAAAAAGAGCCAATCGGTCTGAAAGAAGTAGCGACGAACTTTCGCAAGTGTCTCGATATTACGAAGAAATTGGGGATGATCTCGGAAGGCGTGAACGCATGGCTGAAGCTATGTACGACTGCTGATCGACTACATCACCACTGTTCTGTTGCTACTAACACGCACAGATGTGCACACCGTAAACCAAACTTAGCTCAAGTACCTAGTGAACATGACTACAGAAAACTTTTTAAAGCATCCCCTGGTCAAGTTATGGTGGGTGCCGATCTTAGCGGCATCGAGCTTAGGATGCTCGCAAATAGCCTCTTTCAATACGATGAAGGACGCTATGCGGACATTCTCCTCAACGGAGACATCCATCAAGTCAACGCAGACAAAATTGGAATCTCTCGGAGAGAATGTAAGACGGTTCAATATGCCTTCCTCTATGGAGCCGGCGACCTCAAAATCGGTCAATCCTTTGACTCTTCCTTAAATGATCGCGCTGCTAAATCCAAAGGTAAGGAGATCAGAGAAGCGTTTGTATCGGCTATTGATGGACTTGAGGAACTTCTTAAGGCAACAAAAAAGGAGGCTTCGTCGGGCCGTATTACGTCGCTAGACGGTCGAA